TGGTCTTGTAAAAAAGATTGTTTTAATGCAGATTTTAATGTGATGTTATGTTTTTGAGTAGGTATTTCTTGGAAGAAAAAATAAAGAGTATTCATGGAATGAAAGATGAATATGGAAGAAGGAATATTGATAGAATCAGTAATAGAAGTTTCTTTAAAGAACGAGTTATTAGTAAGATTTGCATCATCAAGTTGTGAGAATGATTGAATTTGTTCTGGTTCAATGTCAACAATATTGGTAAATAGATTGGTGAATTTGTATTTGGATATAGGTGTACGTAATTTTTTAGTTTGTATAATTTTAAGCAAAGAATCAGGTGAAATGGTAGATTGGTTGGCAGGTTCTCTTTGTAATGGTATAATTTCGCGTACAATTTTATCAATGTAGTTATTTTGATTGATATAAATAAAAATCCCAGAAATAGAATCCATAGGTTCTCTGGAATAATTGTTTTGTATGTCTTGAACTCGTTTTTCTTGTTGAATCCATGATGTGTCTAAATAATCATCATCATTATTAACATCAATATCATTAGTAGGAGGGTTAGTATGTGATAGAGTCATAAGTAATTAAATATTTTATTATATTTTGGTTATATTTTGATTTGTAATATTAAACATATTAGACAAACAATATAAACATGATAATGTATAACATATTGGCTCGACACCGCATATATTAGTGGCTATCATCAAAATACAATTATAGTAATCGCGGGGTGATACTATAGTATTTTGTTTAGTATTAATTTGGTAAATTTTAAAGTAAATCAAACTCATGTTTGATAAATGCCAACTTGATACAATAAAAATATGGTAGTTTATAACCATATTAAAAAATGTATTCTACAAAAACATATTCGAGCCAGCAACCTACTATGTAGGTTTATTAGAGTAGATTCAGTGTATCTGAACAATGAGTGTAAATGTTATTGAAAATGTAAAAAGTGTATATAGAATAGCATGTAGTGAATAGATTATCATTATATTGAATAATGATAATGTGGTAGTTTATTTTTGTATGACCACCCAACTAAGGTGTGGTGTAATATAGAAAATTGAAAAAAATAAATGGCATAAATAGTAGTAAAGAATAACATTCTAATATCGTATGACTCCCCTATGTATCCCCCGTGTAGATGCATCAGTAACGACAGAATACATAAAAAAAAAGATAAATGGACTGAATATAGGTCATATTCGCGAGATTCGTGAGATTCCATTGAGAAATGATCCAACCCATAAAAGAATATTAATGCGATTTTATTGGAAAGAACAAAACAGTAGGTCATTGGAATTGCAACGGCAGATGGAGGAATTGGGTTCATTGAAGGTAGTCCATAATATGCCTTGGTATTGGAAATTGGTAGTGGCTCAATAAATTAGTAATTTTGTATATGTATTGTTTGTTATATACAATTTTTTTCTACTATATTATAAATGGACGCAAAAACATTAATAGGAAAAAATAATATATTATTTCTGTGTAATGATAGTGCTGAAGAATTAGATGTACATTGTAGTAATAAATTAAAAATTCATGATTTATCGTTATCAAGATATACATTTAATAATTATAGTCTATTTGTTTATCCAGACAAGACAGTTATTTTTAAAGATGATTTACCCGATAATTATGTATGTAAATATCGTCCAGCATTAGATATATATAAAGACAAATTCAAAGACAAAATACATGATTTATATGATATATTAAAGATAGAAACCGATGTTTATTATAAAACAGATACTCATATAAATATTAAAGGTAATTATTTGGTATATAAATATTTTATTGAGATAATTAATAAAGAATTAAATATTAACATAAAACCAAAAATTGTAGAATTATTAAAAACAACATGTGAATTAAAAACATTACCTTATGGTATTGGTGATTTAACATGGGAATCTAATTTGGGAAATCAAATATTAACTAATATAGATGATACATTTTATTATCATAATGAAATTACATGGTTTTATAACAAGTATAGAATACAACCAGATACCAATATTCGTATTTTAAATTATAACAATGTTGATTGTACATCAAATCTGGTAGGAGAAATGGTAGACTGGAATATAATATCAAAAAATATAATACATGTGCATAATACAGATAAAGTTCAATTAAGAATAATAATTTTTTATGATAGTTTTTTATTACATGTTTTACCATTATATTTTTCGTTATTTAATGATGTATATTTTATAAAAAATCCATATTCAAATGAAATTATTGAAATGATTAAGCCTAATTATGTAATTGAATTTATGATAGAACGATTTTTATTTTAAAAATATTCATTAATTAGGTCAATATAATACGTACCTTTATTGAGAGAAGGTTCAATATGCATTTTTTCACCCCATTCATTAAATGCATTAATTAACAAAATAAAAGGGTCTTTATCATTAAACTTGGTAGTATGGAAAAACGTGAAAAGTTTATTACAAAAAAGTCTGTGTTCAGTAGTAGTATTATTAATGCATTTGGTTCGTTTATTCAATTTATTAGGTTTGAATAACCGAGCACTATTATCAAAATCAAAAAAAAGGGTTTGTGTATTACTTATAAAAGATAATTTTGATAGATAATCAGCATAATCTAAATATTGAAAACAATCTGGTTTATTTATAAGTATATTGCTGGTAGATTTTTTATAATTAGGATGAAAATCATATAATTTCATTTTGTGTTTACTTATATAATCCGAATTAAAATTCATACTATTTATTTTTAAAAAAATACCATCAAACCCGGATTGAATACAAAGATTATTTAAATAGTTATAAAATGTATTAATTTTATCTGCAGGAATAAACCATGGATGATGTATATAAAATACGGGTTTATTGCAAATTTTAAAATAATTTTTGTGTTTGAAATAGGAAACAAGCATATCACAATGTTTTTCAATATCATTATAATCGTTAATTATAATATTTTCGTTATTTTGAGAAAATGCAGGATTATCAGACCAATTTTCGTTAGCCCATATAAAAAATATAGTTTTCCTGTTTAATAATTTAATGATTGGTTCGAACATAATTAAATTAGATGCTGTAATTGTATTAATAGTAAACCAATAATAATAAGTAGCAAATCCATCAAAATTATAGTTATTTATAATCTGTACTTGTTTATCAATAATATTATCATTAAGTAAGTTATAATCATTCGCAGATTCAATATTTAAATATGTTATGTCAGGTAGGTCTTTAAAAAAACTTGTATCATTAGTTTGATTATTATTTTGTATTAATATTAAATTTTTTATATCGGTGTAATCATTATAAAAATTAATATCATTTTCTTTCAACTTATGAAATTGTGGAAAATATATACAAAATTTTTTGACAACATTGTTTTTAATAAGGGATTGTATTTTTACTTCCTTAGTGTTAGATAGTTGGAAATTTGATGTAGAAAAATAGCTATCCCAAAATGAAGGATAATATACGGTTGTTTTGATAGTATAAAAAAAGTCTTGTTTTTTGCTATATACAAGTAGTTTGAACTCATTTATATTTTTATACTCGTAAGCGTTTTTATATGTAGCCAGTCGGTTTTTAATAACAGAATCAAATGGTTTATATAAATATAAAATAGGTAATTGTGTAATCATTGCAAGAGTTAATGTATAACAGTAAGATTCTGGCCATAAACTGGTTTCAATCAGTATATTGGGTTTATGTTTAATAAGTAAATTATTTAATTCACTAATATTCTTATATGGGTAGTATGATTTAAAGTTTGGAATATTAGTAATACCAAAAACAATAATTTCAATTTGTGTATTTTGAAACGTTTTAATAATTTGGTGTAGAATATCTAATCCTTTAATTTTGCTTATTGCTCCAATAATACCGACTATAATTTTATTATTAGATGTTTCAATGAGGTTATCAGAATATTTATAATCAGGAAGAGGTGAAACAATAATATTAGATTTATTAGTAAGACCATGTTGTAGGAATTTAATATTTTCAATATTTTGTGTTATAATACAGTCATACATAGATAAATCTGGTTTAAAATCCATAAAGTTTATTATATTATGTACATATGGATGACAATTATCAGTTAGACAATAAAAATCGTGTGTTATATATGTTTTATGTTTGGGTAAATTATGTAATAGATTTATAAACGATGAACTATGACCAAGAGTATGATTAAAAAATATTTTAACGATAGAATTTATTTTTGATAATATAAATTTATATGCAGTATTATCGGTATATAACGTATCTATAATAAATGAATTATTAATAAAAAACCGAACATGAGAATTCATTTTACGAACTATAACAAATGTTTGGTTTTTACAATATTTTGAAATAATAGTATCTAAAAAGAAAGTAGTGCCTCCTCCACCATTCGGAAAATCAACAATTAATACGAATTTATCGGGTATATTAAGTTGTGACAAGGGTAAAGTAGCATATGAATAGTTGAAATTGTATTGTTTTGAATATGTAATATATTCATCGTCTAAAAACGTATCATTATCTTTGCATTTACAATGAGTAATTAATTTTGTATTTACGGTAGACACTAACATAGAAGTTTTAGTTATATTTTCAAAGTATGATAAAAAGTCGGTATTTCGTTTACGTGTAGATAATTTAAACATATATTTTGTGTATATAAACATATCATCATATAGTTTGTGAATTACGTTAATAATTTGTTTACGAAAATTCAAAACATTGTTTGGTACTGGAATATGAATCATATTTTTAATAGCGGTTATAAGTGCATCACATGTAGAACCTTCTGTAATTACAGGAATAAAAGATATACTGGATTCATATATTTCATTTATAAGTGACTCATTAGTAGTTTCGCTGATAATATGTACATTATATGGTAAAAATTCGTGTATACGAGCAATTTCTAATGTAGTTTCGTTGTAATAATGTAAATTTAAACATATTTTTGTTCGTTTTATTAATTCAGTTAAATTTATACCAAATATATCTTTTACAACATGAATATTAAAAGACGGAAAACAGTGTTGTAAAGTTTCAATTATGTTATTACGTCGTTTATTAATTGTACCACAAAATAAAATATCAATATCTTTATGTATTAGTTCATTCGTGAAAGAATTTATATAAAATGGTAACCAAACAATATTAATAATATTTTTTGGATAATTGTCTATATTTGTGATAGAATAATCATAAATTATAGATGCAGATTTGAATAAATCTAAATACGTATTATTAATATATAGATTAAATCGCTGTTTTGTATTAATTTGTTCTGTTTGGTAAATAGAATAAGAACAGTATTTTATAATATAGTTAATATGTGTAGGTTCTACTGTATATTGTGGTGTATACAAAATAAAATGTGAATTTTTTTGATATTGTTTAAAGATGTTAATATCTTTTTTATATTTAATAATTTTGGGTGAATAAACATTATATACAGGCAATATTAATTTATCAAAATATGAATTATTATCGTCTAAGATTGCAATAATACAATTCTCAAAATATTTAAATAAATGGAAATTATAAAATATAGAATTTAAAACGTGTAATGTTATAATAATAACAACTTGTTTATGTTTAAAACCAAAATTAGTGGTATTATTTCTACTATCTTGAATATCTATAATAGGTTTTATATTTTGTATAATATCCATATTAATTCTATTACCTGTATTTGGTAGAATACCAAAATTAGTGGTATTATTGCTACTATCTTGAATATCCATAATAGGTTTTATATTTTGTATAATATCCATATTAATTCTATTACCTGTATTTGGTAGAATACCAAAATCCGTGGCATCATTATTAATGCTTGGAATGAGTTGTGGGTTTTGCATATTCATATTAATGGCAATATTACTTCTATTACCTGTATTTGGTAGAATATCGCTGGTATTATTTGAAATAGATTCTTCTATATTTTTTACAAAATCAAAATGTTTGGTAATATTATTTGTCGGTTCTATATTGGGTAAATCCTCAACAACATCTGTATTTTTTTCTTGTTTTATATTTTGTAAAAAATCAAATTTTACGGTAATATTCTCAGGAGAAATATAAAATAATTCAAAATTATTGTTAGTATTATCGGGTTTTGGTTTTTCCATAACATCCAAGTGTATGGTAGGGACATTAATTATCGGTTTAGGTTTAATAGGCATTGGTGAAGTTTCTCCGTATACTCGTGTAACCGATGGTTTTGGAACATCTATATTGTTAGGTTTATTTTTACTATTTTTATAAAATTTTGCAAGACGTTTTTGTTTATTTTCTTGAATAGAATTATTTACATGGGTTTTAACTGTTTGAATCATAATAACTATAATAATAATATAAAATAAAATCATTAATCGTCGGTAAAAAGGAAATGAAAATATTTATCTAAAACAGGGTTAATATTATCTAACCGTTTATAATGAAACTGTCTTCTCCATAAACAAAACAGCCAAATACAAAGACGATTAGATTCTCTTTCAGCATGTTTAATTTCATTCGTAAAAATATCTTCCATGCAGCCATATGCAGTGCGATAATCATTTAATTCAACCTTTAATTTTTCTTTAATTTCATATAAAAAATTCAATCGTTTTTGTTCCCGCTGCTTATCTCTCATGCGTTGTTGTAGAACGTTTGCATTCATAAAATCAATGTCAGCATCATTTTCTTCTTTATCCCATTTATGCAATATAAACCGAATTTCATTTTTAATATCTTTGAATTTTAATATCATAATTTGTCTATGGTTTTCTAATTTTTTAATAAAAGAAAAAATATTAACGTGACAAATGATAGGAAAAAGAGTTTTAATTTCGGCAGGAACAAGAATTTTATTAATTTCTTTCATTTCATTCATTTTTTCTTCAATAACTTTGAGTTGTGACAATGCCAACGCCTTTTTTTCATTGTCTGTATCCATAAGAACCATTTTACTGTTCGTCATTTCAAGAGACGCTTCTAATTTATCATAATGGTTGGCTAATTGTAAAAACATATTCGTAGAAGATTCAAGCTTTAAAAAGTTCATAAGAGCAATAAGTAGAGCGACCGAAGCATTTA